GGGGTGATGGGAAACTTACGTTTCGCCAACGTTAAGGTACTGTGATTTTGTACTTACGACTCAGGGTCGACCTTAACTGGTTTATACTCTGTCGAGTTTGGGCAGATAGCAGAGCCATCACCCTAGGTGTGGAAACATCTATAATGCCTGGCAGGCATATTTTCTGACGTTCCTTTCTTTCGTGTTGTTTCAAACCTGACAAGTCACTGTCAAACTTAAATTCCAACTTAAACTTAAATTTAAATTTATATTCAGACTAAAACTTTAATTCAAACTAACACAAAATTATTTAAAACTTTAAACTTAAAATGAGATTTAGATTTAGCTTGCATCTTACTGCGAAACACGCTTAGAGCGAAATGGCGGCGGCTGTACGCAAAATATATAAAACATATATCTTACGTCTCACTTACGGCAAATGTGAAACCGCCTACTGGTTTAGTGGAAGAGTGTCGGACCGTGCTCCCACACTGGCAACCGTGATGCCCGGCACATCTCTTGATTGAGTAGGGCTTCCCTCCGAATACGGGACGAAATAATCATGAATTCTTTAAAACAAAACCTTTTTGTCAAGCGGAATCGATCTGGACCTTTGAAAGATCGGAAATATTCCAAAAATAAGGCAGCAACTCCACCCACTCGGGTCGCTGTTTCCAGAGGAGTGGACTATAATGGCACAGGCAGAGATTGGATCACAGGTGAATACTACCCAGATCAGGATCTTAAATTCTGTCAACCGGAAAAGGCACAGGTGAAGGCTGAAGTCATAGAACCATCCGAGTATGAAAAGAAAGTTAGATTGTCTAACAGCTTACTCGTCGAATGTGTTGACTTCTGCACAGGTGAAAAGTTCTGGGGCATTCCGGCCCCTAAACCTGAACCTATTGTCAAGCAACCTGTCAAATCTCAACGGATTCACGTTCTCGAGGAATACCATGTCAGTATGGATGGTGGCTTTTATGCTCCATTATCTGATGTGCACGAGAAAGTGTATGATGGCCCGGCGTGGGTTGGTGTTCAAACCCGCGTTAGAACGAAAGCATACAACTGCAAAAAGAACTTTTCTGCCTTGCGATGGCAGCAGAAATGTCTTGAGAAGAAACTTTGGCAGCTGAAATGCAAACTTGCTCGTGCACTGGGAACTCCAGTGCAGCATGTGGCAGAACATTTCGGAAGGAAATGGCTGCCTGATAACTTCTTAGCACTTGAGCGAGTGCTAGATGTTCAAGGATTGTTGGGTGTAGTTTCAGCGGACCGCTTCTTATACTGGGTTCACCAGTTAAAGATGTTCTGGGCCTGTCCGAAGAAGGGTTACATCTTACACTGGTTTGAGGGTTACTCCTCCCTCATACCAGACAAAGCACAACAAGGGATCGAAGTGTTATATAATAATATCGCCATTTGCCATTTAGGCGAAGGTGAAGCACCCCCTGACCTTAAAAGGATGGATGTCACGACTCAGCAGTTAGAAGAAGAAACTTATGAGGTATTTGATAATAAAGGTGGAACTAGTTTTGCATCTTTGCCTTACACTCAGTTTACGTACCTGGCTAATGATAGTGATGATGAAGAATTTCTCTCCGGCCCTCCTGTTGAAAGAGACAGCTTAGTTGGCAATTTAGTGGACGCGCTGCGTGATTCCCTAATTAGAGACGAAGTTGATTTTCCTGTGGGAGAGCCAATCTTAAGAATGACAGCTTTTGAAACAGTTAGGGACTTTCAGAAAGAATATGATGCCACTTTGAGTGGCCCGCTTTGCTGGAAGGGACTGTTTCCTGCCTGGGACGATCTAGGATATATGATGCTTTTCAATCTGTCAAGTTTGATAGGGGCTCGTGCCTTTATTCCACATGATGATTGGGATCATATTGAATTTTCTCGCCATGGTGACAAGTACCATGTAGCTAATGCCACAATGGGTAGGGTCAATGAAGCACAATGGGATATGAAGACTCTGAACGAGCACATATTTGACATTTGTTTTAAAGATCCTAGCCAACTTTGCAAGTTTGTGGAGCTAACTACACTGGTTGTAGCTGGTACTATTGGAGACGTTAAACCATCTTTGGATGTGGTGGCAACAAACTATTTTGCTGCATCTATGGATAAGATTGAACCTGTTGACGAAGACTTCGACGGTGAATTCTCTTTTTTAGAGACAGGAGCCGGGTGGACGGCAACTGACTTCTTCAAGGTCAATGACAATTTTGCAAAACGTTTCTCTGAACAGTACGGTTCGGCTAAAGGAGAGTTGAAAGTTTCCCCTGTCTTGTGGAATAGCATATGTAGTGAATGGGGTGGAGAGTTACTACCTGTGCCGTTGCACATGCCTGGTTCGTTCGTTAGGGAACATTGCGACGAATCAGAGTATCTAAATGTTCCGAACAGAATAATTGGAGAACATAAGCGTGTTATGCCAGATGATTTTGTTCTCATAACTCATCCAGACCACATGGCAAGATTTGCCGATGAAGGCTGGGATATGAGACCACTAGCTAAGACTTCACATGAGTTCATTGCTTTAGGGCAATCAATCCTTGAGAAGGGTATTTTTGGTGGCAAAGATCTGAAAGCTATGCATGAAGCATTGTACGAGAATGTCAAAGCAAGTATAGATGTCTGTCAACAGTCAGACCTCATATACCTTGTTTCTGGTACTTGTTTTTATTACTTTATGGCATCCATTTTTCCTGAAAAGCAAGTTTATGAAATTTGCCCTGTTCCGCGAGAGGATAATGGAGTCTGCCCAGAATTCTACTTGCATCACTACTTTGATAACCCATTTGCCACACCAAGCATTGGTTTCTCTTTATCAAGGATATATGCACAGTATCTGACAGCTCCTAAGTTCTTACAAGGGATAGAATGGGAGGGGACGTACAAATATACGGAACCACCCAAATTTCATTCAATATCACCATGGGCTGCTGACAAATGGCAAATTTCTTCGCCAAACGTTGGTTTTGAGCCATATAGTGATTTCGTTAGGAAAGAGGATTTCATAGAGAATGAGAGCAAATATACGGAACCTATACATGCTTATTTTTCTCTAGGTTCATGCGAATCTATCACGCGAGAGACCCAGGAGCTGATAGATTGGTTAAAAGGGTTAAACGTCATCTGGGAAGTTGATGAAAGATGGACTTACTTATTTGAGGGTACAACGTTTTCCACACGACCGTATATTGCACACACAACATACCTCCATCATTTTGATTGGGTCGTGCATCATGGCGGTTCTGGAATAACCAACACGTGTTTGGCGATTGGTGTTCCGCAAACGATACTCCCCCAAGTTGGTGATCAGTTCGTCTGGAGAGATGCCCTGGAGCAGTTCACAATAAAACCACTCGTGACGGAAGACATCTTGCGTTCAAGACTTTTTAAGACTCGTCTGCCTGCGAAAGAGGCAACCACTTGGTGCGAAGAAATACTTACTAGCACCGACGATTGGTTAGAAGCCTTGATAGACAATAACGCAACACCCATAGAACCATTCCATTTGACTTTGCATTGCTGCATTGACTGGAACAGTTATGGGTGGGGTCCACCACCAAACTACATAGTCGGTCAAAATAAGGACTACTGGTTTGGTATCTTCAATAGTGGTTGGGAAAGCAAGTTACAGCCCAATAAACATGAACTGAAATTCATACGGAAAATCTGCTCGGCCCGGGGAGACCCGGTGTATGGTTGGTCTGGTTTTTCACTTACTCAAACTTACCCTGAACATGCCCATGGTTGGGCATATTCAAAGGGGAGACACAATGACGGGGCACATATGAAGTCATTCAATGCGCTCTATCTTGATAATAATAGTGAAGAAACCTTAAAAGCTTACAGCAACAAAGCTTTGACATCCAGGTCAAAGTTCAATCCCTACATTTATATGAAACCGCGAAACATCACATGTAGGTGTGGTGTAAAGGGGTACAATATGAGTGGTAGGTGTGAACGCTGTTTGCTATCACAACTGGATAATGGCAGGTTGAAAGTCGAGGATGTTGAGACGCTTGTGAACACCGTTTACAAGGGTTTCAAACCGAGGCTCAAACCTGTCTCTAAGATGAAAACTTTCCAAAAGGAGCCTTCAGCCTTTTGGGTTCAATCACGGAAACGGTACTACTGTATAGATTCTAGATTCATCAAGAATGGAGCACATCGGCAAGTGGGACGTGGTCTTTTGGACCGCATCACCTCATTAGACGATGTTTCCGCTTGTGAAGCTTTCTGGAAATACACCAATTCCAAACCTCCGCATTACAAGTATAAAACTCTCGAAATACATCTTGATATACGTATTCGTAGAGAAGAAGCAAGATACTTGGACGTTGGGGTTAAGGAGATCGGCAATTCTGTGGTTAAAGCTTTAGGAGACGTGTTGTCAATAAACACTTTATGGGCAAAGGCCACGCGGGTGTTAAATTTTAATTTAATGACACCAGCGGGATGGTCTTTGACATGGAAGAAATGGCACGTCCTAATAGACGCCGTGAGACACTATGAGGATTTCTTACGTAGGTTAGATATGAGCGCTATACCCGACTTTGCTCTAAATACTTTTCCTGCGATAGAGAATGCTGATATCAAAGTGTTGTTACCGTATTCGTTCGCTTTAGCAAAACCCATAAAGACAAAGGTTGCTGGATATATGTGGTTAAACAATTTGCCAAAGGGATCAAGTGGGTTACGCATTCACTTGTACTCTTTGAAACTACCTATATTAGGCTCTGCTTTCGGTTTGTTTCACGCTGTTATGGAGTATGATGGCTGGTTCTGGGAATTACAACAGATAAAAGGTGAGAAATGTTTTATTAACAGGACTCTATATCCCCCAGAATGCACAAAACAGAGACCTTTGGTCAAGACTATCATCGTGAATTCGCCTATAACAGGGCAGCTGGATAAACGAGCTTTATCTAGAGATTTTGATGGTCTCGGTTACAAGGTATTGGCGGATAATTGTTTGGTATTTGTTAATCTACTAGTTTACATGCTGACAGGCACTGTTGTGCCTTGGAGGCATTTTGGAGCTTTTGGTGCTGATGTACCAAAGAGTATAACTAGTGCATTTGGTCAATGGGCATCATCTTGGATATACTTATCTGAGGATGAAGAACGTTACCAGGTGAAAGATACCAAGGATGCTGGTTTGACCTACGATGGCAATATAGTCCACTCTATCAAGAGTTGGACAGGTCCCAAAACCGTCATTAAAGATTACGGCTTGTCAACTGTGCAAAGGCTTGAAGCTGCTCTAGAGGCTTATAGTGACGACCCAGATGTACATCTCCCTCAAGAGAAAGAGCACATGATGGATTTTATCAGGTTTGCGGTCATCCGTTTCGGGATAAATGGCTCAATCGTGGCAAGATCCATACTTGTGCGTAGGAACAGGAAGATCAAAACTTCGCAAAGAAAATGGAAGTTTTTACATCACATGCTGTCTTTGATGCGTTCCGCTGGGAGAACAAGGATAGGCCAAGATTTAATTGGGGTCGCTACTTCAACAGTGAACTTGCGTGGAGCACTGAGAGATGGAAAGAAAGTATGTTGGACGCCGCTGGTAAATATATCAGTGCCTAGGCACTGGTTTCGATCTGGTAATCGGTTGGTTGAAGCAAATCACATGCCTGAAAACTTGACAATGCAGAAAAAGTATAAAGTCAATCTTGACCTCCCACAAATCGCTAAGAAGTATGAACATTACTTCCCTGGAGTGGAGTTTCCTAAGATTGGTTTCAAGTGGATCAAGCCTGGTGAATATGAGATTGGAGTAAAGGTTAACATCCGTAAGGACCTACCAAAAATGGATAGTTTAACCCAATCTTTGTGCCAAGAACTTCAAGAGATGCACCCGTTTGAACTGGGGGTGTTCTCTCTACGCTTTGGCACGGTAGAAATGGCCCAAAAAGTTACCGATAGATACTTTGAGGGTTCCTTTGAGGCTGGTCAGCTCATCTCAGAAGAAGACCAAGAGGCAATAGCTGAAGCCATTTTCCAAAATGAAGAACACCTTTTCGCGGACATGCAATTGATAAGTCCCGAAGAAGTTTGGAAAAAATGGCATCGCAACTATTCCGCCGGTTTCCCTTTCCGGTTTAATGAAAATGGGCGAGCACAGAGACAAGCACTTGTTGACGCTGTTGGTGGGAAGGCAAAATTCCTTCAGTGTGTTAGAGATTATATCGAATCACCTGAAGCATTTCCCACTGTTAGTCACGCGTTTATAAAGGATGAAGTTCTCCCTGCAAGCTACATTGAAAGGGAAAAGATCAGAACAATCATTGCACAGGATCCGTTGAATTATTTCCTGGCAATGGCGGTGCAAGGTGATGGAGCCAAGAGATTGGATCCTTCCTCCTTTTCAGCAGTAGGTATATCCCCCTCACATGGTCAAATGTCAGCTCTGGCTGCCAAACATTTGGCATATGAGCATCACACAGCAATGGATGTAACTGCGATGGACTCAACAGCTGCCATAGACGCTGTCGGAGTTATTAAAAAACTGAACAAGAAGGGATACAAGAACCATCCCCAACGTGCCGAGATTGAAACTGCTGTGGATGCAACTTATGACAATCTTATTGCATCCTGGATTATTGACATACACACTGGAAGAGCACGACTGAAGAAACAGGGACTCTCTACTGGTCACGCAACAACGACCCCTTCTAACACACAATACATGAGAGTTTTGATGTTGCATGCCTGGAAGGAGATAACTGGAAGGCCATATGCTGAGTTTTACGACACGGTAAAGTTCAGTTCTTTTTCAGATGACAATTTTTGGTCAACTAATCTACCACCAAATGTTTTCTCTGGTAAACTGGTTTCAGATTTCTGGTTGTCAAAGGGCGTCCAAGTTCGTGTTGAAGGTTGTTCCGACAACCTAGCAGATTTATCCTTCCTATCAAAGAAATTTTCTTTAGATGAAAAACATCTACAGGAGGTTAAGGATATAACTGGTGCTCAACCGAAAGTGGCCATCGTCCATGATATCGAAAGACTGCTGCAAAAATTTTCAGATTATAAGAAAAAAAATACCTTGCGGTATAGATTTGAAAAGTTCGCAGCACTCCAACTAAATTGTGCACACTATCCGGAAGTGCATGCTAAAGTGGATGTGTACCTTGATGAGATACAAAAACTGCTTTTGAAACGGAGATCGGGCAAGAAATTCTTAAGACAGCATCCTCGTATGTCGTATCCTGACGTGATGAGGATGATGTACTTGCCAGACAATAAGACAAGACGGGACTTGATTGTCACTACCCATGAACCAGGTTTCGTTGAGAAACTTGAGGATTGGTGGGACACAACTCGCACCCACATCTTGGCCTTCGATTCAACTGCTAATACCTATGGCCGTATCTTAAGTCAATTCGCGGGACTACTCGAAGTCGGTGGACTTGGTATTGAAGACCCAGGGCTCTGGATGACAGGACCTGGTGAACTCTACCATGACACAGAATTCACACTTGAGCATCATTTGTACTTGCTAAATGGCTGCCCTGAAAGTTTTGAAAAGTTACAGATGCTAGCATCTAAGACACCCTTCTCAATCTTCATGGACATACCAGGTTTCTGGCAAAGACGTGATTACTATGACACGTCTCTAGAAACAGCAAATGAACTTAGAGTAAAAGTAACGCTTTTGATGGGAATTTACACTTTGGTTGCCTGGCTGGAGCAGGCATTAATGACGGTACCGGTGGTCGGCCCCCTGTATAGATTCCTGGGCACAGCAAAAATATTGTCGGAACGAGTTTATTCTAAACTCAATTCACTTTACTATGCTATGTTTGGGGACTCTTCAGCTGTCATCTCAGCAATGATGCCTAAAGATAAGTTCATGACACTGAAGGTTATTGCACACAGGCTATGGTGCACTATAACACCATTGGAATTTGCCAATTTCAATGGTGGGATAGATGGCGCGCAAGATTGGGCTGACTCTATAATCAAACTCTCCCAAGATATACATCAAATATTTCTTGAGGGTGATATCTCTTCTCTTCTCCCTGTGCCAGGCACTGGAGAAGCAAATAAACCTGGAACGAACACCAATTGGGCCGGTTTAGATCATGGTGATGCAGTCATGCAAGTACTTTCTGTTTTCGAAAGAAATGCAACACCACTGATAACCAGTCCTCCGGGAGCAGGCAAATCAACAGATTTTATTCTTTCACTCAAGAAAGAGTTCGAAACTGTGATTGTGGCTTGCCCTAGAGTTATATTGGTCCAAAACAACCCTGTCGCCCAAACACGCCTGTATGCAGGGTGTGAAGACGACATGACAAGAGGGATGATAAATTTCGGAACAGCTGGCTACTTGAGGAGGATCCTAGCAGATTTGCCACCAAGCACGGTAATATGTCTTGATGAATTCCATGAGATGGATGAGGACACACTTTGGTTACTCGACCGTTATAGAGGACAAGCATTGACAATAACAGCAACACCTGCTTTCACGGGTGCTGACAGGTTTGTTGAGGTTCGTCTGTCAAAAGGGAGGAATTCAAGATGGACTGTGCATGATGAGATTCGGAAGGGAGTACCGAAGCTAACCGACGCGTGGGATGAATTGATGCTTTATCACGAGTCAAATGAAAGGGTTCTTGTCATTCTACCCACAGTAAATGATGTTGAGACATGTGTTAGACATGCTCAGCAACTCGCTAAAGGTAAAAGGATACGCAAACTATATAGAGGCACAAACACAGTGGTGGAAGCAGATTGGTATTTTGCTACCTCTATAGTCGATGCTGGAATAACCATACCTCATGTAGGTGTGGTCATTGATATGGGCTACTCCCTTGGATACTCTAAGGGCAAGTTTACCAAACGACCTTCTTCCAAGAACATTTCTGTTCAGAGAAAGGGTAGGACTGGTAGAACGTGTAATGGCACATACATCAGATTAACTGATAGATATGATGATACTAATTTTGACTTTTCAACACCATTTTTATGCAATTCTTGGGACACGGCATCCAAATGGGATCCGACATTTCATAGGGGATTGTGTAGAACAAATGGTCTAATAGAAGGCATACCTGGGGGTTATGACAAGATGATGCTCGAAGGCGATTGGTCACCAGCTCTCTATGCGATGTTCATGTACGAAACGAGGTTAGATATAAACAAGGCACGCGCGCGGTATCAAGATTTGCGAAAATTCCCCGAACGTAAGGAATTTCAACATCTTGCACCCCACATCAAGAATCAAGCTTTAGACGATCTCTTTGTCGTAGAAGACAAATTGCGTAGACACAAGTTGCCTCAAGGCAATGGGAATTTCTACAACTGGAACCTTTCACAAGTGGTACAAATTGATTTTGGCACTGATGTGCCTAGCCACTTAGTCGACGGGTGGGAGGATTAGATGCTCGCCCGCAAAGGCCGGAAAACTACTAACTCCGTAATGAGGATAAACTTCAAAAGTCGAAAATACTTATGGACGTGTTGCAGCGCTAGGGCGAAATAACCCCGTAAAAATATGATCAAGCTTAAAATATCTTAACCAGAAGAAAACTGGAGAGAGAAACCCTTTTTAGGGGCAACAAAACTTTGTCAATTGTGGGCCCAAACCTTATACGAATGAGGGCAACGGAACAGGTGAGTTCCAACCACCGTAGAAGCTACGGCCAATCCTACGAGGCAATCAAAATCAAACACCAAATGCAACACTATCTGCCATATTCTGGAAGATAGACATTGATCTGAAACGATTGAAAACTATAAAACACCGAGAAGTGGATAAACTCCTAAATGTGGGCAACCACAAACATATTCATGACCGCAATGTCGGTAAACTACCTTCGCAACTCTGTGCGAAGGGTTCCTAATAAGCAGATCGCAACATCTGCAACACTGAGCGTGACGATACAAATCACGTGGATGGAATCAATAGAATATGGTGGCACGAGAGCCAAGATCTCGTTCTGACGGTCCCCGCCTGTAAACAGGGGAAATCTCACAACGATATTGACGCATAGGGCTACCAACCCTACTCTGAGGCCACATCGGCTGTAGATAGATGTAACTCGATATGAGGATAACTACTAAAGATAGACGAAAATTACGTTTGTTCTCTGGACACATATTATAGACCAGGGCGCTAATTGGGGATATCGCAATGCTCTTTCAACCCTTAGAAGAGGATAAAGAGACAATAGCAGCCATCCATTTCTTTTCGATGTTCACGATAGTTCTTAAGAAACATATTACAGACTTAGGCAGGTGAACAAAAGAGGATTTTCAATGATACTAACATCCGTGGGGAAGACAGAGATCTTACCTTGTGATAAAATAACCAGATAGTAATAACGGGCTGGTATGTTAGTGGAGAAGCTAATTTTTGTGGGGGCGGTACTACTAGGTAGACGTCAGCACAAAAAAAAAAAAAAAAAAAAAAAAAAAAAAAAAAAAAAAA